CCTTGATCATCTTCTGCTCCTTTGTTTGAGGGGAAAACTTCGCGGCGGCCAGTTGCGCCATGCCGTCCAGGGCCGGGTAGTTGGTCAGCGCCGCCATGTGCAGGCTGACCACGCGGCCGGCCGCGTCATAGGCGAACACCGGCGAGATAAATTTGTATTCGCCGGCCGCGATCATCCCCTGCGCCTTGGCGGTCCATTCCACGTCAGTAGCGAACAGCCCCAGACCGGGCCGGTAGTCCAGGGTTTTGAACCAGCCTGCGGCCGGGGCCGGTTGCCCGTTCTGCTCGCTGTTCAGGGTCTGATGCTCGTAGTCGATCACGTAAGGGGTTCTGCGCTGACTGGCCTCCTGCACCAGGGCAGCAGCCAGCGCGGCATCCAGCCGCCAGCTTTTGCCGGTGCCGGGCCGACCGTCGCGGGCCGAGAATTCACCGTCGGGCAACAGCTGCAATTCGCGTCCCGAGGTGCTGATTTCGAAGGTACAGAGGGCAAACCGGTTTTTCATGGGGGCCTCATATTGTGTAATAGTGTTGAAATGTCTTAAAACCTTGTTGAAATTTGACGATCTTCCTCTTGCCTATACCTTGGTAAGGGTTTGGAATAAAAACGCCTCACAGGGCAAATATGGCGTTTTGTCTACAGCGCCCCGGCCAGGTGATTTTCGAGCAGCCGCAGCACTTCGGTTTCGTCGGCGCGCGACAACCCCAAAAACGGCCGCGCCGGTATGTTTGCTTCATCACGCCCGAATTGATGCGTCGCGCCATACACGCGGTCGGTGCCGAACACCAGCGAAGCCGCCGAGGCCTGATAGCGCAGCGTGCCGCCGAGCAGGTCGTCCAGAGTCAAGATTTTTTCTTTGTTGCGCTTCTTGCGCTGCTTGTACTTCTCGTTCAGCGGCTCCCAGGGGTCGCCCTCGGGGCTTTCCTGCGCGGCAAAACGCTCATCATGCGCCAGCAGCAAGTACTCGCCAATATCCTGCAACGCCGGGCGCAGGTTCGCCACGCGCTTTGACATATGCTCCAGGGCAGCGGTGAGCTGGTCCTGCCCGGTGATATCGACGTTGATTTTTGTTCCGGCCATGGGTATCCTTAAGTTGTTACGTGCCCGACGGTTTCAGTCACCCGCGGACGAGGCGCGAACAGGGGTCGCTCGGGCTGAACGTGCGGCCCTATTTCTTTTCTTGCCAGACAAGGGTTGTCCCCTCGCGGCTGCGGCGATCAAGATCGGCGATGGTGTCGGCTTGGTGCGCAGTCACCCCAACCCACCCCTGCGGACCGGTCTCAAACACCACCAGTGCCGGGATATCTTCCCCTTCGACTTCCCACCGGGCGATATAACGCCGTCTGGGCACCTTCTTTCCCCCGAACTCCGCCCATCCCAGCCGTATCTCCTGCGGCTGCTTGATTGTGTCGGCCAGCAATTTCAGATAGGGGCCGCGGCCGCGCTTGTTGGCCTTGAGAGCGCCGCCGCGTTCGCGCAGCAGCTGGTCGCTGATCAGCAGCGTCTCTCCGGCCACGTCGGTAAAGTAGGTTTGCCGGTCACCGGCGGGCATGAACTCGCTGAGAAAGGCCGAGACATATTCCTGATCGCTCAGGCCCTCCGCCAGCAGCCGTGATTTTGGCGCGAGTCTTGGGGTCAGAGGCGCGAGACTGCCGCCTGCCGCTGCTATTGGTGGCAAAAGATCGTCGATGGGCGGTGTCATGGCTGCCGCCCGATTTGCCCCTGGCCGGTACTCGAAACCCGGATCAATCCCCTTCGGCACCCGCACTGTGCGCGGGAAAGGGCCACGAATCCCGACCGTCTTCTCTTCCCAGTCGATAGCTGGCGCGTCATCCGCCACCTTCAGCCCCATGCGCTTGGCATCGTCGGCGCTGATCATCCGCTTCTTGCATTTACAGCCCCAGCCGTTCTGCGGGGTGTGGGTGTCCCACCAGGGGTCGTTAAGCGGCAAGACCAGGCCGTCCCAGGCGAGATGCTCGGGGCGCGGGTCTTCGCTGCCGCCGTGGCGATACAGGCCGTAGGGGCGTTCTTGCTGCAACTGCGGGTCGGCCATCTGTGCTTCGCGCCCGGCGTTGTAGCTCTGGCGCAGGTTGGTTTCAAAGATCACCCGGGTGCGCCAGTTGCGCCCGCCGGTGTAGCTCCAGCCGCGTTTTTCGACCAGCGCGTCAAAGTCCTTACGGAAGGTCTGCAAGGTAGTGCCGTCGGCAATCGCCTTGTCCACCGCGCCGCGCAGATCGGCGAGCAGGTCGGCCTTGGCGGCACCGGCCACCATGAAGGCGTGGTTGTGCTCGGCGGCATAGACGTCGGTCCAGGCGGCCGTCAGCTGCGGGTGTTTTTGCCGAAAGAACTCAATCTGTTCGGCAAACGGCAGGCTGCCGTAGTCGGCGGGCTTCGCCACTTACAACCCCTCCAGTATCTCGTAGCGGCCGGCCATGGCGGCGGCGGCCAGCGCCTGCGCCATCACCTCGGCCAGCTGGCGGCTGTCCATCTGCGGCCAGGCATCCAGCAGCCCGTCGCGCAACTCTTCCAGGCTTTGCGCTTCGTCCACTTTGCGGCGGATCACCGCGATCATGTCGGCGAGCGGCTGTAGTGCCACCTGTTCCAGCTGCGCCAGCTGCAAAGTTTGTTCGTCGCCTTGCGGGTTTCCTTCGCGCTCTTCGCGGCTGCGTGTGAGGCCAGGCGTCAGCCCCTTGAGCGCCACCGGCGCGGCCATGCTGGCCGTCAGTAGTTCTTCCCCTTCATCTGGTTCGGGAATCCCCAGTTTCTGCCGCGCCCAGGCCGCCGGAATCCGCAGGCCCGCCTGCGCCAGCTTCGGCAGCGCCTCGGCGTAGAGGCTTAAGTCCTCGACCTCTTCCAGGTCGAACTCGAAGCGCGGCAGGCTGGTCAACCCGGTGTTGAGCCGGGCCAGCGGCGCCACCAGCTGCCGGGTCAGGGTCTGGGCGAACTGGCGGGCGTCGGCCTTGAGAATGTCGCGGCGCACCTCGTCATGCACCTGGGCGGCGGCGTAACTGCCTTTGCCGTCCACCTGACTGGTCAGGGTGCCGCCCAAAATCGCCTTACTGACCGAGCTTTCAGCCCAGGCAATCATGGCGTTGAAGGGATCGCTGCCCCCCTTGGCGGCTTCCTGGAACTCGATGCGCATCCCTTCGGGGATAATCCCGGCGGCGGCGTGGCCGATCCCGGCCACCGCCTGCATCAGGGTCGATTTCTCCTCACTGCTGCTGCCGGGCGGATAGTGCCCGAGGCGCAGCGGCAGGCCGTAAATCTCTAAAAATTCGGCCAGGTCGCGGGCGGCGAAGTTGCGAAACAGAAACGGCCAGGCCAGCACCCGGCACAGCCCGCCGCGCGCCAGGTAGCCGCTTTTAGCCTGGTGGTGATGCACGATCCAGCCGTAGGGGCGCAACGGCTCCCCCTGCCCGTCGCCGGTGCGCAGGCGCAACCGGTCGCGATCAAAGGCGTTGGTCATGAACCAGTCGGCCGGGCGGTAGTGCAATCCGGAGGGGAGCCACTGCTTGCCGCTTTGCGCCCACTCCAGCTCAACACAGGCGTAGCCGGGCAGAATCGCGGCGGCCAGATCGAGAATCAAATCATCCATCGGCAGCTCACGCAGCAGCGCTTCGAGGCGGACCGTCTCGTCCTGCTCTTTGGCGCTGGCGTCAACCGGTGCGGCCAGCCGCCAGTCGGCGGTCAGAATCGCCCGCTTGCGCTTTTGCAGCTCGGCGTACAGGTGCGCGTCTTTTTCTTCCATGTCTTCGGCCAGCTGTGCCTGGGCGGTCAGGTCGCCTTGCTCGGCATCTTCAAAAATCCGCGCCAGCCTGGCCGGGGTCAACCCCCGGCTCGGGTGCTCGGCAAACTCGCGGTGCAAGTGGCCAAGGCGCGCGGTCTGGGGTTCGGCCTTCAATTCGGCCGGTTTGATCGGCCGGTCGTTAGCATCGTACAGTGTCACCATGCGCCTATCTCCCCGGTTGGCAGGTCGTCGTTGTTTTCTGCTGCGCCCCAGCGGCGGCCGCGTCCCGGCGCCAGCTGGTATTCGATCGGGGCCTGCCCGCCGTGGGCGGCGGACAGCGCCAGAAAGCAGGCCCAGGTGCGGTCAGCATGGCCACTGGCGTCGCTGTCGGCGACAAAGCGCGGCGTGCCGGTCGGGCCGGTCACCTTCTGCAGCTTGTGCAGATCGGCGCGCAGCGCCACGTCCCCCTGCGGAATGCGAATCTTGTGGTCCTCAAACGCTTCCTTGCCGATGGTCGCCAGGGTGATTTTGTTGGGGCCGGTAAACAGCACACCCTCAACCCGGCTGCTGCCATGGCGGCGCCGTGCGTCTTCCACCGGCTTTTCACCCATGCCGGTCTGGTCCATGCAGCAGCGGATCACCCGGTAACGGCGGAACACCTCGTCGAGCAGGGCGTCCTGCTCGGCAAAGGTGATGCGGCGGCGGTCGATAATCTCCCGCGTCCAGAGCACATCACCGACCTGCTCCAGCACATAAATAACAAACAGGTCATTTCGGGCGGCGATATCCACCCCGATAGAGCAGGGGCCGCCGGCGTACTGTTCCGGCCGACCGGCCTGGTCATGTTCGACCGCGCTGATCTGCTCAAAACTCAGCCAGCTGCTCGCTTCGTCCAGCCATTTCAGCTCGTACTCCTGTGCCCAGGCGTCATCGTCGCCGATGCCGGTTTTCAGCTCATCGATGTCGCGCGGCAGGCCGTCTTGCACCGCTTGATAAATGTCGCAGGTCTGGCGGTACCACAGCTGGTCACTGCCGGTCATCAGATCATAAAACTTGTTGCCCTTGCCGTTGGGGGTCGAAACCACCCGCAGCTTGAACCCGGCGCTAATCACCGGAAACAGCGCCGTCCAGATTTTGCGGCTGTCCTGGTGAAAGGCGAACTCATCCAGAAACACATTGGCGGAAAATCCCCGCGCCGTGTCCGGGTTGGCGGGCAGCGCGGTAATGCGGCTGCCGTTCGGGTATTCCACCTCCAGTGCGCGATAAGTCGCCTCGGCAGTGCGGTAGTCAACCTCACTGCTGCGCACCATGCTGCCCAGCGCCTGGGCGTGGCGCTTGACCCCTTCTTCCATCGCCTCTTTGGCCTGCCGTTCCCCCCGACTGAGAATCACCCAGCGGCAGCGCTCCCCTTGCAGGTCGGCCAGCTGGCAATCCTGCGCCACCTCAAAGGTAGTGCCGAAGGTTTTCCCCGTCTGGCGCGCAAACATGCCGACCTTAAAGCGGCTGGCGTTGGCGATCCAGCGTTGCTGGTAGGGATAGAACAGGGCGTCAGACACCATAAACCTCGCGGATTTTAGCCTTGAGCTGTTCGGCGCTTAAGGGGCCGGACTTGCCCGGCTCAACGGCTTTCAGCAGTTTGTCCTGGGCTTCTTTCATGCGCCGAGCCAGCTCGTCTTTCAGTTTTTCGCGCTGCACCCCGGCGCTTTGCAGCCGGGCCACGGCGCTCGACAGGGCGGCGATCTTGTCCGGCTCGATCTCGCCGAAGGTGATCATTTCCAGAATCCGCGTCAGCAGAATCTTCGCCCCCGACTCTTCGAGCACCAGCCCTTCGTCCGGGCCGCTGACAATCTGTTTGGCCTGATCGGTGACAATCCGCACCCGGCGGCAGGTCTCGAGAAAATCCTTGCCGTAGCGGCCGATACTGCTTTTGCCGATCTCGTACCCCTGCCCGGTCAGCCAGGCGCTGATCTCTTCATAGGTCGCGCCCTCGATCAGCATGCGGTCCACCGCGCTTTTCAGGGCGGAAGGCAGCTCGGTGCTGACCTTGGAGCGTCTGCGCACCGTCGCCATTACAGCCCCAGCTCGCGCTCGATTTTGCGCATGTCGGCCATGACTTCGGCCAGTTCATCCTGAGCGATAATCGCGTTTTGCAGATGGCTGGCGGCGGTCTTCAGATCGATTTCGTGCAACGGGGTAATACTGGCAATCGCCAGCGTTTCCTTGGCCGCCTTGACCGCCGCGTCGGCGGCCAGGGTCAGGGTCAGTTTTTTATGTTTCAGCCGGTCAAGCTGTTCGCGCAGTTGCAGATAGTTGCTCATCCGTGGGGCTCCTTCTTGCCGCTGGTTTCGCGGCGGACCATGGGGCAATACAGGTTATTCTCGGCCACGCTTTTGATCGCCGTCAGTGTCTGGGTGGTGTGGATAATCAGATCCTGCTGGCTGTTGACGATGCCTTTGTAGCCCTCGACCAGTAGCTGATGATCTTTCACCAGACGGATACTGTCTTTGTACATGCCGGCCACGCTTTCAAAGCGTTTGGCCTGCTGATAGCCGACCAGTACCGCCAGCCCCCAGGGGCCGAGAAATACCAGCGCCACCAGCGATGTCAGCGGCATGGCGCCCACCGTGGCGACAATGTCGGAGACCGCCTTGATCATGGCTATCTGTTCCGGGGTCATCGTTGCTCCTTCTCAAACGTGACTTGGCACTCGATACAGCGCACCGCCAGCGGGTTGGCCGCGCGGCGCCGCGCGGGGATCACCTCGTCGCAGCCCAGGCAGGTCTTGCGCCCCTGGTGCGGCTGGTCGCGACGGTGCCAGGCGTCCAGGATGATTTGCTGGTGCAGTTCATTCTGGTATTGGGCGCGGTCGATCTCGTCAGCCATTGTCCCGCTTGACCTTTTGCACCGCCGCCTCGATGGCGGCATTGATCATGCTGCTGGTGACCTCGGCGCCGATGGCGACCCCCTGGCGCATCAGGTCGGCTTCGATGGCCTTGAACGCCGCGTCGCGCTTGTCGGCGCCGCTGGCGCCGCTCATCGAATCGGCGGTGGCTTTGACGGCCGCCAGTGCGGCGCTGGCCAGCAGCGGCCCGGCCTTGGATAAAAAGATCGCGATGAACGGCTGCAAAAAGCTCCACAGCCCGGAAAAAAACAGCTTGAAACGGCTCATTTAGGCCTCCTTGATAAGCGTTTGAGCCAGCGCGCCAGCCAGGCGTCCCAGTCACAAACAAGGGTTTTGCGGATCAATAGTTTATTGGGCAGTTTTATTTTCAATGCTCGCCCTCAGCTTTTCGGCCTTGCCGCCCAGCCCCAGCGCGACAAACCCGGCGGCCATGGTTGTCCATGCGGTTTCCAGCTCCATGTGCGGCAAGCCCTGCTCCGGGAACATCTGCCCCAACACCCCGACCAGACCGGAAAGGATCAGGCCCAGCCCGCCGATCAGGGTTTTGTAGCCATCGAGCTTGCGGGCGGTGAAGCCGAGCAGCTTGTCCAGAAAGAAAATTTTCATCATGCCTCCAGTCGGTTCAGCCACCCGGCCAGAAAGCGCGGGCGATTGAGGTTGATATAGTGCTGCGCGGCCTGATACTTCAGCGCCACCAGCAGGGCGCGCGGGTGGCTGTAGTCGTTGACGGTCACTGCGGTCACTGGCCCGAGCGCCCCGTCTTCCGTCAGTTTGTCGTGCGGTTGCAGCAGGTTACTGGCGGCTTGCAGCAGGCGCACCGCCACCGCCGGGCCGCAGTTGACGCCCAGGTCGAAGACCCGCGCGGCCAGGTCCTTGTCGCGCAGCCGAAACAGGCCGGGCTTATCCCAGTAGTCGCGGCGATAAATGGCGCTCGCCTGTTCGATGTTCAGGTTTTTGATGTCAATATCGGGGTAGGCGCGCTTGCTGATGCCGTAGCGCGTTTCTCCGCCGGGGTCGGCGGGGTCGCACACATAGCCCCCCTCGTGTTGCAGGGTGGCGGTGATAGCGGTGTCGAAATGATCCATGGCGCTTTACCTCCCGGATTTACTGTGTGACAGAATAAGTCACACACCGGCAGGTTATAAAAAAAGGGCCGCGATTTCGCGGCCCTTTGTCATAAGGTGGTTTTTTTGCAGACCAGGCAAAGCGGGCTATCGCCCGCCCCACCAGATCACAGAAAACAGATCACAGAACGAAAGCGGGGCGGAACCCGATGCTCGTGCTCACGATCGAACGCTCATTGTGCAAGACCAGGGCGAAAGACCCGGCATCCGCACCATTGTGCCAGCGGCCGCCACGGCCCGGCAGAGCTTCGAAACCGTCGCTGGAATCGGCCCAGAACCACCCCCGCTGTGTCATGCCTTCGACCGGGCAGAGGCCCGCTTGTCTCAGCGCGGGTGGAACGATAAAGCCATCTTCGGCGGAGAGCTTGGCGAACTCGCAACCACCCCAGCCGTCCTCGACAGAGGAAGGGGTGATCATCGGCTTACCTCCGCGAATATCAATGGCGGCACCGGCATCCGGCCACTGATCTTCAGCAAGGCGGAAGTTGTTGTCTGTAGGCATCATGATCCATCCGGAGACGAGCTTGAGGCCATCCACCCACTCCCAGACGTTCCCGACCAGGTCGGCGATACCAAAGGGCGTCCCGTCATGGCGCCAGGCATCAGGCCCGGAGCCGGTCAGGGCCACCGAATTTCCTTGGCCCAGCTCGCCAGGGTGGGAGTGTGACCGCCCGCCATTGGTGTTGCCGCGCACGTCGATCCCCAGGGCG